TCTTGGACGTGGTGCGGGGACAGTGGGAGGCCCCTGCCCGGGAGCGTGCCATGAAGCAGACGGCCAAGCTGGACGGGGATCTAGTGGAGATCTACACCGAGCAGGAACCCGGGTCCGGGGGCAAGGAGTCTGCCCAGGCCACCGTACGCAACCTGGCGGGATATAACATCCGCTCCCAGCGCGCCACGGGGGACAAGGCCGTCCGCGCCGAGCCGTACGCCGTGCAGGTCGAGGCGAAGAACGTGTTCCTGGTCCGTGGGGCTTGGAACCAGGTCTTCATCGACGAGCATAAGACCTTCCCCCGGAGCGGGTTCAAGGACCAGATCGACGCTGGGAGTGGGGCTTTCAATAAGCTGGCGCGCCCTGAGACCCGGCCCGGGGTGCGTCAACTATAAGTTTACTGTTATAGAAAAATGGGTTAATATAACCATTACTTATAGTCAGTCAGGGCTCACTGCATGTCCATCGCGCTCCTTGTTGCTTCTGATAACGCTTCCTCTGACGCCCAACAGTCGGGCTCCAGCTCTACCCTTGTCATCGTGGCCTCTGGCACCTGGGGCGGCGGTACCCTCACCCTCGAGTATAGCCACGACGGCAGCACCTTCGTGCCCTCTGCCCAGACCCTCACGGCCAACGGCACCATTGAGTTCCAGGATCGCCCTGGCATGTGGTGGAGAGTTACCTTGGCAGGGGCTACCGGGGGCAGCGTCACCGCCACGGCGTTCTAGGGATGGCCCACAAGCTCTTAGAGGCTCAAAGCGGGGTCCCGGGTGGACGATACACCAGCGGGGTGTCGCAGAACCACGACGGCCAGGTCCGTACCATCTTCTGTTGGGGCTCCTTCGCCGAGGCCACTGTTAACCTGGAGTACGCCCCCTCCCCTGAGGGCCCTTGGTTCCGGGATGACACGGGGGAGTCGACCTTTACCACGAATGATATGCGGACCATTCGGTTTGCTGCGGGTCTCTGGATCAGGGCGACAATCGACGGAGCAACCTCACCAACCGTGGTCAACCTTCAGGTTTTCTGATGAGTGGCCCTGACTTCTTTGACAAGCGGGTACAGGCCGAGATCATCTCCCCGGCGCTGGGACCGGAGACACACCCCGATGAAGAAGGCCCAGAAGCGCTTACTCGCCCCGTGGGGACCGCGGACCAGGTCACTCACCGCCTGCTCGAGGACATTCGCCGGGAGCTACACGTCTTGAACTTTCAACTCGCTATAATCACTGAGAGTGACCCCGATGAGCTGCGGAGGGACCTTTAGATGACGGAACAAATTGTCGATGCTCGTGGGACTGGCCACGGGATGCAGGTGGATGATCATGGCCGGGCGCACGTCCTGGCGAATACCGTCTCGCACCCAGCGCACCACGCCAGTTATCACAAGGACTTTTTCTACAGCTACCACCAGACGAGCGTCCCGGGGGGCTCGGTAGAGACCCCAAGTGCCTTGGTCCAGGGGGCCAACAGCTCGATTGAGCTGGAGGTCTACGCGGTGATCATTACGTGCGACAAGGCGGCGGTGATCTCAGTTTACTTTGACGCCTTATACGCGAGCGGTGGTACCGCCGTAACCCCAACCAATAGCAATCGCACCTCGAACAAGACGCTCGACGCTATGTTTTATACCGGTGGGGGCGGGGCGGATTTGGTGGTGGACACCGCGGTTCAGGACCAGGTCACGGCATTTGAGGTGGCAGCGGGGCAACCGTTCATTTATCCGATTGACGGCACGGTCATCTTGGGCCTGGATACCTCTCTCCTTTTCTCCGTAACCGCGGCCGAGGTCACCACCGCCCGAGTCACGCTTGGGTTGACCAAGCACGTAGCAGGGGTGCAGCTATGAGGATAGATGATGGTAAAGGCCGAGGGTATCAGGCCGCGGTAGATCCAACAAACCGTTTAAAGACGGTCGCCGTTAGTTTCCCGGTTCAGCAACACGCGAGCTTTGACGAGGGGAAGGCAAATCAACTCTTAGGGACAGTCACGATCGCTGGGGCTGCAACGTACAACCTCCTGCACCTTAAAAATAACTCTGACACGGACGACATGATCTTTACCTTCATGCGGCCCTCCGTGCAGAGCCTAGCAGGCGGGTCCATTGGAGAGGCAACCTATCTTGAGTTTGTCTTTGGGGGTGAATATGCCTCGGGCGGGGTAGTAACTACCCCGATTAATATGAACCGGACCAGTGGGGTAGTCTCTAATATCACAGCGTATACGGGTAACCCGACCCTGACCGGGACGCTTACCCCGTTTGACTATTGGCACCCGGAGGCGACGACTGATAACTTCGTATTTAATAAAAATGGGACGCTCGTCTTGGGCAAGAATGATACCTTAACCGTGCGCCTCGTGACGGATCATACCACCGGGCAAGCGCGGGTGCGCCTAAGCTATTACGATTACACCGAGGGGCACCACGCTTAATGGCCGCCCCGGTCCACATCGTCAATGGGCAGGGTGGCCAGCGCCGCAGTGCCCTGGTCGACACCAACTTTGCCCTGCGCACGGCTACCGCGATCCCCGACATCCTCCCCAGTGGGACGATCAATCGGGCCCGGTACTTTAATGATTACATCTATAACGGGGCGGTTTTCAACATGGCGGTGGACGGTTCCGTCACGCCGCAGACCTTTAGCATCACGGCTAACAACGAATATGACCTGTATATCACCCAGATCCAGATCCTGATAGCTAGCGGGCAGATTGCCAACAACAAGTTTGGAGACCTCCCGGCCCTGACAAATGGGTGGACGCTTTACACCGAGGAACACGGGCAAACCACCTTGCTGCTTGACGCTGTGACCACCACCGGGGAGATGACCATTGAATCCGGCGGGACCTTCGTTAGCTTGTCGAACTGGAACGCGGGCAACGACAACGCTCGGGCGATCACTGTGGATCTTGCCGCGGCTTTCCCCTTCGACACCCAACGTGGGTTGCGGATTGGACGTGGTTCTAAAGACTTATTTAGCGCCCTGGTGCAAGACAACCTCTCCGGGTTGAGTGAATTTACCGTGCGGGTTATTGGCGCGCGGCACTATCCATAGGGGCTAGGATGAATTTTCGACAACGCTTTGGGTCTTGGTTACTGCAGAAAGCCTCCGCGGTAGCCCCACTTATCTCCCTACAGAGCCTTGGTCAACCGGTCTGGACCCCCCGCCGCTACGATAAGTTTGCGGAGGAGGGGTACCAGAAGAACATCATTGTTTACAAGGCGGTCAATGAGCGGATGACCGCGGTTCAGCAGGCCGTGTGGCAGGTCCAGAAGCTAGTTAATGGGGAATGGGAAGAGGACCCGGAGTCTGACTTGGCCAAGCTCCTCCGACGCCCCAACGAGTTCCAAGGGGGAAGTGCCTTCTTTGGCGCCTTATGCGGTTATGACAGCATCTCCGGGAACATGTACATTGAGGCCGTCCATCCTTCCCCGGGTCGCCCACCCACCGAGCTACATGCCTTGCGTCCGGACCGGATGAAGGTGATCCCAGGATTACAGGGGGTGCAGGCGTATGAGTATGCCGTAGGCACCGCCCAGCCAAAGAGGTGGGACGTTGATGAGAACGCCATTCGCCACCTGAAGCAGTTCCACCCCCTGAATGACTGGTATGGCCTGAGCCCCCTGGAGGCTGCCGCGTATGACGTGGACATCCACACCGCCACCTTAGAGTGGAACAAGTCCCTCCTGGACAACGGTGCCCGGCCCAGCGGGGCGATGGTCTACGCCCCAAAGCAGGAAGGGGCCCCGGACATGATGGGAGAGGACAACTACAACCGGCTCAAGAAAGAGATCGACGAGCAGTATAGTGGCACGGCCAACGCTGGTCGGCCCATGCTCCTGGAGGGTGGGCTCACCTGGCAGGGGATGAGCTTGAGCCCGGCCGAGATGGACTACATCAACAGCAAGAACACGACCGCCCGTGACATCGTCATGGCCTTCGACGTGCCGCCCATGCTCTTGGGCCTCCCCGGGGATAATACCTTTGCCAACCTCCGAGAGGCACGGGTCGGGTTCTGGGAGCAGTGGGCGTTGACCTGGCTGTACAACATGCAGGATGAGCTAAACGCCTGGTTGGCCCCGCAGTTTGGGGATGAGTACCGGGTCGTGCTGGATGAGGACGCGATCCTGGCCCTGGCTCCTCGCCGAGAGGCGGTGTGGGACCGCATCAATGAGGCTACCTTCTTGAGCATTGAGGAGAAGCGCGAGGCGGTTGGGTATCCGAAGGAGCCAGAGACCGGGGAGGTGGTCCTGGTCCCGGCTACCTTGGTCCCCGCGGGGACCAGCCCGCTCGTTGACAATCCAACCCCGGTTCGGGAGGAAAATGAAGATGAATAAAATAGGCGGTGGAAGCAGCAACATCGGTGCAGGGAGCGGCGGCTAAGTGAGCGTCCGCACCGACCTTCGTCAGAAGTTGGCCTTGGAGCGTATCCTCTTAGGCCACTTGGAGCGGTATCATCGCGTCTTGCTACGTGATTTTACCCAGGCGGTTGGAACGCACGGGATCATCCCACGGTTAGATGAACACACCCCGGCGCTGACGGACCTGCTCCGAGAGCACTACGCTCTGACGAACGCTACCTTCACCGGGGAGGTCAGTGATCGGCTACCCGCCGAGGTCGCCCTCACCGGGGAGGAAGAGACGATCATCGCCGCCGCCTTAGCCCCCTTCTTTGACCGTACCTCCACGGAGCACGCCGAGGGAATCAACGACACGGCGGAAGATGACATGCATCAGGCCGTGCGGCTGGTACACTCTGAGCGTACCCCAGAGCAACCACCCCTAGAGGCGGTCGAGGTCGCTGTACTTGGGGCAGCCGTCCTGCAGCGGCAGTTTCAGGGCCGCCGGACGAGCATCGCGACCACCGAGACCCAGCTCGCGGCCGAGGCCACCAAGGCCACCGAGGCGGAGGTCTTGAGTGGGCTGCAGCCTACCGTGGCGGGTGGGGGACCGCGCCAGGCACAACCCTCGAAGCGTTGGGACAGCGTGAGTGACAACCGGGTTCGGGAAGCCCACCTAACCGCTGATGGGCAAGTTGTGTCCATGGATCAAGCCTTCCGGGTGGGGGGTGAGCAGCTGATGTACCCCGGAGACACCTCCTTGGGGGCTAGCGTGGGGAATATCATCAATTGTCGCTGCAGCGCGACCTACGACGCGGCTGAGATCGCCGAACGGCGAAGGAGTTTACCTTGAGTATAAAATATACTAATATAAGGGGGAGAGATGATAAACTCCCGTTTATAGTTCACCCGAGACCGCCTATGGCTCAGCTCCACCTGAAGCACGCCCAACTCGATGGCGCTGAAGAGCCTCTCGACATCCCCATTGAGATCAAAGAGGTCACGGCGGACGGGACCTTCACCGGGTATGGGGCCATCTTCGGCAATTTGGACTCGGACCGAGACGTCATCACCGCCGGCGCCTTCACCAAGACCCTCAAGAAGAGAGCCCCTGCCAAGGTCAAGCTCCTCTGGCAACATGATCCCGCCCAGCCGATTGGGGTTTGGGATGTCATGGAGGAGGATAAGCGTGGCCTAAAGGTTCAGGGGCAACTGCTAATTGGCCAAGGGGTCCCCAAGGCCGACGAAGCGTATGCCTTGCTTAAGGCGGGCGCCCTAGATGCCATGTCCATCGGCTTCGCCATCCCTCCAGGTGGGGCCGATTGGGATAGCGCCAAGGGGGTTCGCACCATCACCGAGGTGGACCTGTGGGAGATCTCCCTAGTCACCTTCCCCGCCAACCAGCGGGCCCGGGTCACGCGGGTCAAGGCGGCGGTGCCTTTCCAGGACCTCCCTCTCGCAGATCGAGGCCGACAGTGGGACAGCGTCGCGGCCGAGGGCCGGGTGCGTCAGTGGGCAGGGGGCGGTACCAGCCTCGCAGACATGGACTGGGCGCAATACCGGAAGGCGTTCCTCTGGTATGACTCCGACAACCCCGAGGCGGTGACCAGCTATAAGCTCCCCGTGGCAGACGTGATCAGCGGCACCTTGACCGCGGTTCCTCGCGGCATCTTCGCGGCCGCCGGGGCGGTGCTCGGGGCGCGCGGCGGGGTAGACCTGCCAGAGGGGGCCGCTAGCCGTGTCACCAGTCACCTAGAGCGGTATTACTCCAAGTTGGACATGGAGAGCCCGTTCAAGGCCCTGGACATGGGCGACGGGGTCAAAAGTTACGTTACCGCGTTGTTGGCGAGTGCCGGCGACGCCAAGGAATATGAGCAAACCCTGCGTGAGGTAGGGTTCAGCGGCACGGAGGCAAAGGCCATCACGGCAAAGATTGGCCCTCAGCGAGAGGTTGAGGTAGGGGAGCAGGTGGCAACCTTGAAAGATGCCATCCATCAATTATCGCAACTTACACGAGGACCAGCTAATGGCTGACGAAAATACCCTAGACCAGTCCGTGGCCGAGCTTACCGCTCAGGTCAAGGCCACCCACGAGCAGCTGAACACCACCTTCGAGGAGTTCAAGCACACCCAGGAACAGGCGGCGGATCAGTTCGCCAAGAAGGGTGACATCGATCCCCTCCTGGAAGACCTGCGCACCAAGATGGCTGAGAACATGGCCAACATGCAAGGCTCCATCGACGCTGCCGTTACCAAGCTGAACCGACCCCGCCTGGGCACGGACAGCTACGATGACAAAGATGCTGAGTTCAAGAACGCTACCAAGTTCTTCACGCACATCGCGACTAAGGCCGGGAAGCTTGCGGCGGGCATGACCCTGAAAGAGGATGCCATCGACGTAGACGCCTACGCGGCCTACAAGGGAGCCCTGAACAAGCTCCTGCGCAAGGGTGACGACCGTAAGCTGAGCGCAGAGGAATACAAGGCCCTGTCCGTTGGCTCTGACCCGGACGGTGGTTACACCGTAACCCCGGAGATGAGCAACAAGATCATCGAGCGAGAGTTCGAGAGCTCACCCATGCGCCAGGTGGTAAACGTGGAGACCATCTCCAGCCTCTCCCTTGAGATCCTGGAAGATCCGGAGGAGTTCAGCGTCAATCGTACTTCGGAGCAGGTGTCTCAGGGCGAGACCAACACCCCGCAGATCGGCAAACGTGAGATCACGGCCCACATCATGGAGGCACGCCCACATGCCACCCAGACCTTGCTGGATGACAGCATGATCGACGTCGAGGCGTGGATTGCCCGCAAGGTAGCCAACAAGTTTGGCCGCGTTGAGGCCAACGAGTTCATCCTCGGGGACGGAGTAGGCAAGGGGCGTGGAATTACCACCTACACCGCTGGCACGGACTGGGGTAAGGTCGAGCAGATCAACTCCGGGGCCAACGGCGGCGTAACCTACGCTCAGCTGGCGGCCATCGCTACCAGCCTGAAGGAGCCCTACTACAGCAACGCTCAGTGGCTGCTGCATCGGACCCTGATTGGTAAGATTCTGGCCCTGTCCGGGAACGATACCCCGCTCTGGATTCCGTCCATCGCGGTGGGTCAGCCTTCGACCCTGCTAGGTTACCCTGTCCGGTTCGCCCAGGACTTCGCCACGCCGGCTACTGACTCCTTGTCAGGTTCGTTTGGTGACCACCGCAGCGGGTACACCTGGGTGGATCGCCTGGGGGTACGCATCCAGCCTGATCCCTATACCGCCAAGCCGTTCGTGGAGTTTTATACCACCAAGCGCTCTGGTGGGGATGTGACCAACTTCGACGCCATCAAGATCATCAAGCTGGCGGCTTAAGCTGACATGGGCCGGGGTTAATCCCCCGGCCCACTGATTACTTTCAGGAGTAAAGAAAATGCGTGATTTGCACAACAACATCGCCCCCACTGGGATCGCGGCTACCGGCGTTATCACCGTCACCGACAACACCGCAGTAGTCTCCGGGATCGTGGACAAGCAGGGTTATGAGGCCATCGAGTTTCTCATCGCCACTGGGACCTTGGCCGACGCGGATGCCACGTTCACCACCCTCATTGAGGAGGGAGACGACTCTGGGCTGTCTGATGCCGCTGCGGTAGCAGACATTGATCTGCTGGGCACCGAGGCCCTGGCGAGCTTTACGTTCGCCGAGGATGCCTCTGCCTTTAAGATCGGTTACATCGGGACCAAGCGTTATGTCCGCTGCACCGTGACCCCAGCCAATAACACTGGTTCGGCGCCCATCGCCATCATCGCCTTGGGCGGTTTGGCACATGACGCCCCATCTGCGAACCCTCCGGCCTAACGTAAGTTAGGCGTTTGCCCGCCCCAGTTCTCCCCGGGGCGGGCTCTTTTTAAGCAGGAGAT